CAGAGGAAGGTGCAGCTAAGGCTTATGATATAGCATCAATAAAATATCATGGTGAGTTTGCAAGACTTAATTTTCCTCCTACAGAGACGGTACAATAGCAAACTGGATAAAAGAAAATAAAAAATGAACAAAGCTCGCAGAGAAGAAATAGCAAAGACTAAGCATAAGCGTAGATGTAAGGCACTTGGATTAATACCTGAACAACATTACTGTTACAAAGCACAAGGGAAGCCATGTAGTTGCTATATGTGTAGTCCTTTCAAATATAATAGAAAAGTTAAGCATAAATTAACAGAGTGGTGTAAACAAAATAAAAAATGAAGGACATTAAGGTAGGTATGTATGGCAGATTCGAGTTCACAATAAAGTAGCTCCTGCATGGTAAGTATAAGATAACCTATTTCGAGATGTACGGCACAGCTATAAAGGTCGATGAGGCGGCAATGATCATTATGGATTGTTATGAGATAACGTACCGTATAACCTGGGATCGCCTTATCAGGTATGAGAAATGTGAGGACCCGGAAAATAAATTATTATATATGAAATAAATTGTTTAATTTTGTAGTTCAACTATATGAATAATGGGCGCACCTGAAGGAAATAAATATGCGGAAGGTAATAATGGGGGAAGACCACCTTTTTTTGATTGTCCTGAAGATATGCAATTAAAGATTAATGAGTATATTGCCGAACGTATTGAGTCAGGCGGAAAATTTACTATATCGGGGTTAGCGTATTATCTTGGATTTGAGACCCGTAAGTCGTTTTATGACTATGAAGAAAAAGAAGAGTTTTTATACACTGTTAAAAGGGCTCGACTTTATATAGAGATGTATTACGAAGAATTAATACAGGGTAATAATGCTACAGGTCCGATATTTGCATTAAAAAATATGGGGTGGGAAGATAAGCAGGATCATTCAATACAAACAGAAGGCATAACAATAAATCTAAAGCATGGCTGAAGTAGGTTTCGGTAATGTATTTGAAAAGACTAACAAGGCTTATAAGTCTGGTAAGAAGGTTATCATTCATCGTGGAGGCACCGGATCGGGCAAGACAGAGGATATAATGATATTTCTGTTATTTGTTATCTGTCTCACAATTCCTAATTTAATCATTACAGTAGTATCGGAGTCGCACCCTCATTTAGAGATCGGTGCAATACGCATCCTAAAGAAGCATCTTATTAAGACCGGTATATGGTCAGATAAAAATTATAACGGATCGGTAGGTCGCTTTACTGCACATAATAAATCAATCATAGAGTTTTTTAGTGCTGATCGTATAGGTAAGGCCTTGGGAGCAAGACGAGATTGGTTATATGGTAATGAGGTCAATTCTTTAAAAGAGGAGATATGGGATGAGCTGGCCCGTAGGAGTGAATACATAATAGCAGACTTTAATCCTACTGCGGAGTTTTGGTTAGAAGAATGGTTGCAGAACTATCTTCATACAATAGTCATAAAGAGCAACTATCTTGATAATCCCTTTTTACCTGAGCATGAAATACAGAGGATAGAATTAAAGGCTTCCCGTAATGCTAATTTTAAAAGGGTCCATATAGATTGTGAGTATGGAGTCTCTGAAGGTATAGTATTCGATAACTGGGTAACGGGTGATTTTGATAACGATCTTCAGCTTCAGTGCTTCGGGCAGGACTTCGGATTCTCTGTTGATCCTACCACGCTGATAAAAGTTGCTGTTGATAAGGCTAATAGAAAGCTCTACCTGGACGAGTATTTTGCAGAGACAGGACTTTCCACCAAGAAGATTGCAGAGCTTGACGCGGCTAATATAGGTGACAGCGTGATAATAGGTGATGGAGCAGAACCCCGACTAATCGAGGAGTTAAGGAAAGAATATAAGATTAACATCAAGGCAGCCGTAAAGGGACCGGGGAGTATAACAGCCGGAGTAACGAGCATGCAAGGTTATGATATAGTGGTCACAGACAGATCAAAGACGCTAAAGAAAGAGCTTCGTAACTATGTTTATTTAGACAAGGGTAGTAAAATATATATTGATGATTATAATCACTGTATTGATGGGGCCAGATATGCGTTTAGTTTCTTGACAAAAAATAAAGTAGAAAATTGGGTATCATGAATATATTTAAAAAGAAGGTAAAGCCCGAAGAAGATTATCAGCTCACCAATGAAGATTGGTTACTGTTGTCGCAGATGTATTTCAAGAATGTCAACAGAGACCAGGACATCAATCCTTTTATCAATAAGACTGATTACATCGAGAAGGGATTTGTCCGCAATGCTGCTGTATATTCTGTTATATCGCTTAGGGCTAATGCAGCCAAAGGAATACCCTGGCTTGTCTATAAGGTCAAGAACACTCAGAAGTTAAGACAGTATCGTAATATAAGTAAAAAGGATTTAGACCTCCATAGACTACTTGTGCTGAAAGAAGATTCATTGGAAGAGATTTATAACACACCTATCAATCGTTTACTTAAGCGTCCCAACCCATCGCAGAGTTTTCAAGACTTAGTGGAGGGTTTATTTGTTTATCGTGATATTACCGGAGATGCTTACCTTTCACAAGTTGACAACCCTGTGACAAGAGATATCCTTAAATTATTCTTACTACCCTCGGATAAGACTAAGATTGTGGGCGGTCCTTTCGTTAATCCTATTGCCGGTTATCGTTTTGAGAGTTTATCAAAAGATATTATCCTACCAGAGAAGGTGATGCACTGGAAATATTTTAATCCTCGATGGGATTCAGACGGCAGACAATTGTATGGTTTATCTCCCCTGGTGGCTGCTTCGCAAAATATCAACTCCGATAATGCAGGGATAAACAACGAGACAGCTTCATTCGCTAACGAGGGTGTTAAAGGTATTCTTACCGGCACTAAGGACACAGAGATAGAGTTCACAAAAGTACAGTCTGATATGCTCTTAAAGAAGCTAAAGAAGGCTACAGATAGAGCTAAGGCCGGAGATGGTAGTATAGCGTTCAATCGTGCGCCTATGGAGTATCATAAGATTGGAGAAACACCTATTGATCTTGGGGTGCTGGACTCACGTAAATACAATAAAGAAGTTCTTTGTAATATCTTTAGGATTCATCCTTCCCTATTCAGCTCTGATGCTTCTACTCTTAATAACTTAATAGAAGCACGTAAAGCACTTATGACAATGTCTGTCATGCCTGATATGGACTCACTGAGGGATAATCTTAACACTATGTTTGAGAGGGTTTATGGCGAAGGGTTCTTTGTAGATTATGACATTATGTCAATTAGCGAGCTTCAGGACGACATAGAGAAGCTAAGCAAGACACTTGGAGGCATGGACTGGATTACCATTAACGAGAAAAGGGCCGCCACGCAATATGAAGTTTATAATGACCCTAATGCAGATTTACTGTTTACCGATATGGGTAAGGTACCGTTAGGATTCGGTATGGATTCGGGATTTGATAATATTGATGAGAATTTGAATAAACTAAGACAATGACCTGGGAGGAGATAAATAGAAAGCGTTTGCCGTTTATAAGGATGGGTGAAAGGATCTTCAAAGGGATGTATAATGAGATTAAAATACAATTAAAAGAAGTGATAAAAGACAGACAGACACCGGAAAGTATAATCGAAGCAGTAAGGAACTTTACATTCGATCCTCTTATTGTGCAGTCTGCTTATATGCGCTTCTACGTTAAGACGGGGTTAAATTATGCTAAAGACACAAGGAACAGTCTATTGAAAAGAGCACTAAAAGATTATGAATACGATGTATGGCTTGCCCAGATGACAGAGTATGTGAGGAGTAAGGTAGGACGTAATATTAGCAGTGTAATAAGTACCTCATATAAAGATATTGAGATGATAGCCAGGAGGGCTGTTGAGGATGGAATAAGTAAGGGATGGGGATTGGATAAGATAGCCAGTCAGATAGTAAAAGAACAAGGTTTAATAGATAAGTGGAAAGCCTTAAGAATCGCAAGGACTGAAGTAGTGTCAGCATCTAATGAAGGAGTTAAACGAGGGGCCGAAACATTGGCTGGTAATAAAAAGAAGGTTTGGATAAGCACATTCAGACCGACAAGCAGGCCCGATCATCTTGAGATGAATGGTGTTACTATTCGTGTTAATGAAAGTTTTGTGACACCTAAAGGAAATAAGCTAGAGTACCCAGGAGATCAGAGCTGTGGTGATCCTAGTGATACAATAAATTGCACTTGTGGATATGAAGTAATAGTTGAATCAGAATTATATTGATATGAAAAATTTTAAATATGGTGCTCCATGCGCACAGATAAAAGACTTGAACCTAAAAGATAGGATTGTTCAGGCTTATTATTACGATTCGCAGACGCCAGATAGTGACAATGATCTGCTTAATCCTGGCCTGTATAGTAAAAGCATCTCTGAGCGTGGTCCTAATTCGGCACTACCTCGAATAAAACATCTTTTCAACCATTGGGATGGTGCTGGTGTGGTTCAAGAGCTTGGTGAAGATGCTCAGGGTGGATGGTTTATATCTAAGCTCGGAAGACACACCATAGGCAGAGATACTCTATTGATGTACGAAGATGGACTGATAACAGAACATTCACATGGGTTGGAGGTCACTGACTCGGAAAACATAACTAAAGACGGGAGCCCGATAAGATCAATAAAAGAGGCTATTCTTTGGGAGGTCACTTCTTTAGATAAATGGGGAGCGCAGATGAACACTCCTGTCATGAAGTCTTTGGAAGATCGCAACTACTGGACAAAAAGACTCGATGTGCTTATTAAGTCATTCAGTAATGGTAAATATACAGATGAGACATTTGAGCTTCTTGAGGTTCAATTAACACAGATAAAAGAGATGATACGACTTTTCGACAAGCCGGAGCAACTACCCACTCCGAAAGGGGCCGGGGGCCAACCCACTTCGATATGGTCAGGATTTAGTAATATAACTTAAAATTTAAAGAAAATGTATGAATTTAAAAATATCACTTTACCTGAAGGACATGGCTTTGGTGATGAGCAGTTAAAATTCCTTCAAACCATTGATGAGGCTATGGTAAAAGCCAAAGAACAGACATCAAATAAAGAAGACCTGGATACTATTAAGACTGATCTTGAGGGCCAAATGAAAGCTCTTAAGGCTGACTTCAATTATGAAAAGCTACAGGAGCAGATCAATTCTGTATTCATTAAGCTCAATGAGTTTGGGGCAAGCCCAATATCTCTGTCAAAAGAGGAAAAGGCTGCCAGAGCGCTTAACCTTAACAACAAATGGATAAGGGGACTTCTTAAGAAAGACAATAAGGTCATGAAAGAGGCAGAAGTAGAGTTAAAGACTATGGAGCCTGTCATGCACCTCGGACCTACTACCGGATCAACATCGCTTGATCTTGCAGTTGATTATACTCAGGGCGGTTATCTTGTGCCTGATTTGTGTCTTGCAGAAGTTAATCGTTTTGTCGAGGATGGCGGTATTGCACGCAGAGAGATGCGTTATCTTCCTTTCTCCGGGGCCGGTAACTCACGTTACATCCCTACCCTGTTGACTAACGTAGCTGTTGACTGGGTAGATGAAGGCGAAGCGAAGCCAAAGACAAAGCCTTATATCTCAAGGGTACAGCAGACCATCAAGACTGTTGCTGCTATTGTTCTTCTTACTGAAGACATAATTGAGGATTCAGCTATTAACCTGACTACATTTTGTGGACAATTGGTTGGTGAGGCTATCGCTGCTGAAGAGGACGATCAATTCTTCTCAGGTACAGGCGCACCCTGGACAGGTATTATAAACAATGCCGGTGTCGTGGGTCTTGCTCTTGCTGCTAACGTTGGTCCTCTGGATATGCGTCCTGAGTCTTTACTGGCTGCTACTGTTGCTATTCCTTCGGGAGCTGTGGCAGGAGCTAAGTTTTATATGAACCGCCAGGTATGGGCCGCTATATCAGCTCGCAGGAGTGATGCTGTAGCTGCTTCCGATTCAAGGGGTACTTATCTTGTACAAACACCAGGACAGAGTTCACCGGGTTCTATATGGGGGTTCCCTGTAGTACTTACAGAGGCTATGCCTTCAATGGCTGACCTTTATGGGGTGACAGATATGACAGATATTGATCCTGATCTTGAGACTGAGAATGATGAACCATTTATCATATTCGGTAATCTTCAGAAGACTTGTGTCTATGGAGATAAGAACGGATTAAGGATTAAGATTCTTGACCAGGCCAGTGTGTATGATGACAATGGTACTTTGATAAATCTTGCTGAGAAAGATATGATCGGCTTGAGAATCCACAAGAGAGTGGGATATGTAGTTGTTCTTCCAGAAGGCATCTGTGTTATAAGCACGGGCGCAACTTCCTAAATTCAATAAGGATAGGGGACCCGGTACACCCGGCCCCTTCCTTTTAAATTAATTATTATTTTTTTATTATGAAAAAGAGAATAAAAATATTAAAGCCGGTACAGAGTTACGTGGTAGGTAAAGACTACAGACTATCTCCTCATTTTGCAGATAAGTTGATTGCAAGGGGACAGGCTGTGGTATCTGTAAAGCAAGAGAAAGCAGTAATCGAAACTAAAGAGGAGAAATTCACCCCTGACACGAAAGTTAATTTATCTATCACCAAACTTCGTGAAGTCATATCAGAGTTAAGCAATGAGGAGCTTATCCATATTGCAAGTACTGATGATAGGATTACAGCTAAAGATTTGGCTAAAAAAGAACTATTGAAACGATGAAATTGCTCTTATATCCAGATGGCATTCATATACGATATTTTAAGTATCTTAATAGTCATTTTAAAAATATGCTTGATGATCACAGTAGCACTACCGATATATAATTCTAAAGACATAGCCTGGCTGTGTCTTGAAAGTCTATGTCATCAAAAGACTAACATAAAGTGGGAGTTGATTGTGGCAGAAGAGTCCTATCGTAACGTAGGAAGGAATTATATAATGAGCTATGCAGAGAGACTGAATGATGCGGGATGTGTGAAGGTTAGGTATATACAAATGCTGAAGAAAATTACATTAAGTGAAAAGTGGTACTTATTATTCCATAGCGTATCGAAAGATAGTAAGATGATTTGTTTATGTGCTGCCGATAACTATTATTCACCTGATATGATTGAGAAATCCATACTCGCTTATTGTGATGACATCCATTGGCTGTATTCTACTACTGGTTATTTTTATGACTTCATAACAGACAAAACGGTTAAATATATGAAGTCAGACGATGTAGGGCTCCAGATGAGCATTAAAAGTAAATTGGCTCAGAAGATACCTAATAATAAAAGGGAGCGTATAATAGATAAGTGGCTTTATAAAATGGCTTCTCCAAGGAATAAGGCATCTTATAAATCAGAGAATACTCTGTGTACGCATGGATTTAATAACATATCAATAAAAAGAGGTAAATTATTTAACCCGGTAACTATACCATTTTATGACACAGAAAAGACATATAATGATATAGTTCCAATAGATATTGCAAACAGAATTGAAGTATTAAGATATGAAACATTTGCTAATAACAAGGCTTTGGTTTGACTCTCATGAGTTAATGGATAAATACATAGATGTTTCTCTTGAGACGTTTATCCCTGCTATTAAGTCCCAGACTTGTAAAGATTTCGAGTTTGGTATTCTTATACGCAGCGAGCATGTTGATTATGTCAAGTCAAGGATAGGAATTGAGTTTACTGCTTTTACAGGTGGTATAGAACAGTTCCGGGAAGAGGTGTTAAAAAACAAATGGGAGATTCAATCAAGGGTAGATTTCGATGACTGGGTTTCCAGTGATTATATTGAGAAGATACAAGACATTTACAATAAGAATATAAAAGAATATAAGAGCTTCGTTATCCATGCACAGCCTCAGAAGATGGATTGGCCATCGAAGAAGATAACAGATGTTAAGCCTTATTACGAAAAAAGAATATCTATGTTCTCTTCACTTTGTCAGGTGGATGCTATTAACCCAGTTTACAAAGGGTCACATGGGCAGATGTGGAAAATGGCGGAGATAGTTTTTAAACTCCCCGATGGTATGGCACGATGGGTACAGCATCCCGATACTGTGACAAAGGCAAGGACAAAGAAGAAGTCTCTCACTCAGGTAGGTAATATGAAACTATACGACCTGGACCATAACTGGATTAGTGAAAACAATATTGATCCGGTGCTTAACGTGCTTACCAGAACATTTAAGCGACCTACTAGCTTCAAGATATGCCGAGATAGTGTAATGAGTCAAACGTATCGTAAAGGTGACGATAAGTTCAATTTCAGAGCTGACAAAATCAATCATATAGTAGGTAGCGAAGTCGAGTGCGATTACTGTGATGCTATGTTGTTTACCCCGAAAAAAGGACAGTGGCTACCGTGGAACCTTCACATGAACGAGCTGGGAGATAAAGTAAAAACGGGATGGGTGATGTACCTTGATGATGATGATAAGTTTTTATACCCCGAGGCTGTAAGTGATATTATGGCAGAGGCTATCGATGAAGATACTATGTTACTATGGAGGGTTAAGATAGGTGATGTAACGGTTCCTAATGATAAATGTTTTGGTAAAGAAATACGGGCAGGACAAATATCAGGTATTGGATTTGCTTTTCACTCTAAGTATCTGCCAGTACCCTGGGAGGCTCGTAGGATGGGTGATTTTCATGTTATATCTACCCTACAGAAGAAACTTAAGTTAAAGTGGATTGATAAGTTCTGCACCGGGACACAAGGGAAGAAAAATAATCATGGTAAAACTCCCGCTATTGAGGGTAAGGAAATATCTAATCCTGCAACTAAATCTTTTAAGGCCATGCATTATGATGATATAAAAAAAGGGTTAGTATCGGTAGGTACTCCTACATGGAATAATAAAGAGATATTCTGGCTATCTATAGAGAGTCTGTGCAGACAGAAAACAGATTATCCCTGGGAGTATATCGTTAATGAATGTCCTAGCGAGAATCAGATAGGTGAGGATGGATTACATGAATATGAGGCAAGACTAAAAGAGGCTGGGTGTGTTCGTATTATTTATATTAATAACGGCAGGCGTGTTGACCTTTCGACTAAATGGAAGCAGATAGCAGCGAAAGCAACAGGTGAGGTTCTTATCCTTCACGACTCTGACGACTATACTCATCCCTTAAGGATTCAACGTACAATGGAGCTTATAGGTGATAAGCCCTGGTATGATACCCGCTACGCATGGCATTATCTTATTAAAGGCAATAGAATGATGCTGTACGATTATCTTATCACAAAAAACAAATGGAAAACAGGATTTAATATTGCTATAAAAACAGAAGTACTGAGATCAATCCCCGACAGTAAGAAAAACAAAGGGATGCACAGATGGATGAGCGACTATGTAAGTGATAAGTATGTTGATGAGACTAACTACCCATGCATAGCTACAACGGGGGCGAATACCGTGTCACTTAACAGAAGAAGGCATTTTGCTAATCCCCGCCCCCCATTTGTAAGGACAGAGAAAACTATTAACGATATAGGAATACCTGAAGATATAATAAGTAAACTGAAAAAAAACATAACAGTATCTGCACTCGAAAAACATCGCAGTATGATAAAAGTAGAGGTAGAGTTTTTAAAAGATTATTGCAGACTATATAAAAACGGTGATATAAAAATGATCCCTATAGATGCGTATTATAATCTTCTTGCTAAAGGTCATGTGAGGTTATTAAATGAAGAGATATTAAAACCTATAACAGTAGAATTATGAAAGTAGTATTTACAACAGATATAAGCGTGGAGCCTATCACTTTAGAAGAGGTAAAGGAAGCTCTTAAGATTACCGGATCAGCTGCCGATGATGAATTAGGAAGGCTTATCACTGATGCTCGTATATATATCGAGAAAGCTATTGATACTTCTGTTTTAGAGCGTACAATACAAGTCACCTCTTTGGGTAAGCGTGAAGAGTGGGAGTTACCATATGGGCCTGTCTCGGATTTGGCTTTGACCTACGGCACTGACTGGGAGAACAAAGTGACTCATATATATACTTATACCGGTGGAGAGACTACCTGCCCCGGTGATATAAAAAGACTAATAACTGATTACATAAAATATAAGTACGATATTGATGACGAAGCAAAAGCTCTTCCTGAGTCCATAAAGAAACAAATACAATTATTAACTCGTCAGCCTGGATTATGAAGCTACAAGATGAATTGATATTATATGAACAAATTAGCGTCTCTGATGGGGCCGGTGGGATGACACCCTCACCGCTTACTGAGGTAACAAAACTATGGGGCGGTGTAAAACCTTTGTCGGGGGCTATGGGGTTAAATTTTCAACAGATGAACGGGGTGCAGGGCTATGAGGTAACTATAAGAACAGACTTTGATAGGCTCCCGGACAGGAATTATATAATAGGATATAACGGGATATATGGTGAATTGCATTTTTTTATCGTTTATCCTGTCATTGATAAACATTATACTAAATTTATTTGCAAAGGTGAAAATAAACTTCCAATACAATCTAGCTGAGTTATCTCGAATAACTAAGTCTATGCAGGCAGAGCTTGAAAGGGATTTGCGTGATATTATCGAGGCTGCTACTACTCAGACGGCTATGGATGCAAAAAGCAATGCCCCAATAAACAAGCGTATTGGTTACGGTGCCGGCCTTAAGTCGAGTATTTATAAGTTAATAAAAGGCCTTAGTGGTGAGGTATGGGTAGGAGTTGAATATGGTCCTTATGTAGATTTTGGAACAGGTAACGAGATACAGATACCTTCCGATTGGAGGGATGTAGCTATTCAGTTCAAAGGAGCCGGGATAAGACAGGTTAATAATAAACCACAGGCATATTTCTACCCGGCAGTAGACAGGCATAAACAAAGATTTGACAGAGCGTGTGATAAGACATTAAATAAAGTAATGAGTAAAATGCGATGAAAGATTGTTTTTTTCAATATCGAAAGGGTTTATATGAAGTACTAAGTACTCTGACACATGAGTCTGTATTGATTCCTGTTATGGAATACGCACCAGCAGATCAAGAGACTCCATATATTCAAATACTTAACATGAGTTCATCTCTGATACGTGACGATGATAGCTTCAATCAACAAGTGACGACTGATATAATGGTAACTACCTCAAACATGGGTGATCCTGGTGATTATGGAAGCAAAGAGAGTGATACTATTATGAATAGCGTAATGGATGTTCTGATAACGAAAGGTGTTAGTATATCAGATAGGGCAGCATATATTTCAATGACTGACTTTACGGATAATGGGTGTTATTTTCAAGCACTTAACTACCAGCCTGACTTTGACGGATCAAAGATGATTATAAGGAAATTATTAACAATAACAACTGATATTTACGAAAATTAAAATTAAAGACAATGGCAAAAATTAAAGGTAACAACGTGAGAGTTTATTTAGGGTCAGACCTTCTGATGCACACTAAAGAACTTACATTTAATTTCAACACCGATACTGAAGACGTTACGGATGCTGATAGCGGTAACTGGAAATCTAATCTTCCTACTCTTAACGGTTGGGATGTGTCAGGTTCTATGTGGTATAATAACGCAGTCGCTTCGGGGGCAGATTTTGAAGACCTGATGGATGCTTATTTAGCACAAACTGAACTAACTATCACAGCACAACTAGAGATAGGTGTTAGCTGGACGGGGCTTGGTTATTTAACTAACCTTTCGCCTACGGGTGGAACGGCCGGTAGTTATGTTGAGGTAGCTACTAGCTTCATAGGTACTGATGAAATCTCATGATAGTCGTTTTTAAAAAACGGTTTAGAAGTATTGGCTTTCGCTTCGATGCTTTAGCGGCATGGCTCATGTGTCAGCAACATGCTGTGGACCTTGACGAGATGGATAATATACCTTCAGAAGAGTATCAACCATCTTGGATATGGTCAGCACACAGATCATGGTGTATGTATCAGAGGATAAAAGATCGCTATGACTATGAGAGCATGAAGCGTTTTATTAATAAGATGCCTAAGAGTGACTGGGATAAGATCATTAAATGTATGCAGTCAACTAAGGCCCCGGAGAGTAAAAAAAAAGCAGAAGCCGATCATGGAGTGAGTTCTTCATCGCTGGATGGCGTGCCGGAATATGTGAAGACGACATCTTAAGACTATCATTTGTCCAGATAAACCGTATGTTCGAGGCATATAGATTAAAAGATGAAGATTTGTGGAGAAAATTCAGATTGATAGCTTATGAGACATGGAGAAAAGGATCAAAGACAAGTACTACTGAAGAAACTTATTTTCCTATCGGGATAGATAGGACAGAGGTAACAGAAGAAGAGTTAGACGAGGTATGGAAAGAATACGGTAAAAGAAAGATGAACTAATGGCAGAAAAAGAGTTTAAAGCAAAATTTACAGCTGATAATAAGGACTTTAACAATAAAGCCGATCAGGTAGGTAAAAAAAGTAATATGCTTGCTAGCACTTTAAAAAAGGTGGGTGGTATTATTGCCGGTGCTTTTGCTTTTGAAAAACTATTCCAGGGGTTTAAAAAGATAATAACTAATACCGCTGAATTTGAAAAAGCTCTTTCGGAACTTAGTGCTATCACTGGTGCCACAGGAAAAGATTTAAAATATTATAGCGAGCAAGCACGAGAGATGGGCCGGTCAACTGTCTATGGAGCTTCAGAAGTTGCTAAGGCTTTTCAGCTGATGGGAGGGGCCAGACCTGAATTACTTAAAGACAAAGAGGCTCTTGCTGCTGTAACAAAAGAAACACTTGTACTAGCTCAGGCCTCGGGGTTAGATTTAACATCTGCCACTTATGCTCTAGCTGGTGCAATGAACCAATTTAACGTACCTGCTGAAAAAGCCTCAATAATTATTAATGCCTTAGCAGCTGGTAGTAAGGAAGGTGCGGCTGAGATACCAGACATAACCGCTTCGATCAAAAGCATGGGGACGGTTGCTAATATGGCTAACATATCAGTTGAAGAATCGGTTGGGTTAATTGAAACACTCGCAGATAAAGCAATCGTAGGTGGCGAGGCTGGAACAATGCTTCGTAACGTACTTCTAAAGCTACAGGTAGGTGCTGATAAATACAATCCTAAAATAGTTGGTATGTCCAAAGCATTAGAAAATCTTGCTGATGCTAACCTTACCGCTGCAGAGATGGTTAAGATGTTTGATGTTAGAAGCTATCAGGCTGCTGCTACACTTATACAAAATAGGGGCAAATATGAAGACTATACTAAAGCAGTAACAGGAACGAATACAGCGTATGAACAACAAGCTATTCAGTTGGACAATGTATCTTCTCAGTGGAAGATATTTACTAATGCTTTAAATGCTGCTACAATAGGGAGTGATAATTTTACCACAAGTCTAAAGAACATTCTTAAGGCCTCAAATGGTCTGTTACAAGGCATGGCAGCCGTTACAGAAAGTGAGCATTTGAAATGGTGGGAGAAGTTAGCTATAAAACTTAATCAGGTCATCCCTAATGGTGTCAAGCTCACTAAAGATGAAATGACTGCTCTTGCTGACAATGGCCTAGCATATACTAATAAAGGAATTAAAAAACTTATTGAGAATAGTGCTAAGCTAGATGAATCATTAAAAAACGTATCAGAAACAGTAAAAGAAGATAATGATGTAGTGGTTAAGCACGTTGATACTATTAAAGACTATAAAGAAAAGATTGATGAGTTGATAGATTCATTAGATTTGTTAACAGTAGGACAAGGAGCAGAGGCAGAGGCTATTAATGTACAGATAGCAAAATATAAAGACTTAATCTCAAATATATTAGAATATCAGCACGCTATTAATGCACCTGTTGTTGAGTCACAGACTTCTGTTTTTGGTCTGATGATAGACGATAAGGCTATGGATCAACTTGATAAAGATCAAGCCAAGATAGATGAGTTTCTAAGTACTATAAAACCTGAATTAACAGCAGCAGAAGAAGCCGCTAAACTCTTTGGGGATCAGATCATTCAGTCGAGTGCAGCAGGAGCTAAGGGAATGAAAGATTTTGCAAGGGTAGCGGTAGAAACATCAAGACATATTATAGCTGCATATCTTGCTGAAGGAGTGGCAGCAGCAGTTAAGAAAGCTCTTGTAAGTGTGCCTTTCCCATTTAACATAATGGCGGCAGGAGTAGCAGGAGGGGCCGCAGCGGCTATGTTTAATTCCCTTATACCTTCATTTGCTGAGGGTGGTGGTGTATCGGGTCCTACAATGGCACTCGTAGGTGAAGCCCCAGGTATTTCAAGAAGTAATCCTGAGTATATAGGTACAGCCTCACAGCTCAGTCAGATGGGTGTCGGTTCGGGTGGAGTACTTACTTGCAGGGTTTCTCGTGGTGATCTTTTATTTATGCTTAACGAAGGGCAGTCAGCTAATAATAATAATTTTTAATGGCTTTTACAGTAAAATATAGCAAGCAGTTTCAGAAGGCAGGCAGAAACACTAACTTCCGGGTAGATATACTATCAGAAGCCGGAGGAGCTGTTATCACGCCTGATCGTATGGGCTTTGACCCTTTCCAGATAAAAACATTAACATCAGAGAGAGACGAAGATAAAACAGTAATAGGTTCGGAGGTTAGTTTTGAATTTGTGTTAAAAAAAAGAACTAACGAAGCTGATTACGATGCTTTATTTCAGAGCGAATACAGAGAACATATAGTCAAATATTACAATCATGATACCTCAGAGCTTTTGTGGCAGGGTTATTTACAGCCTGAGAATATGGCAAAAGATATTTTTGAGAATAACCTTCATATCTATTTATCAGCTACAGACGCATTAAAAGACTTACAAGACTTTGACTTCCTGAATGGGGGTGAGATTGTCACAGAAAGATTAACTGGCTTAGAAATATTAAAAATAGCCCTTACTAACTTAGTTACCGGAGCTGAGTTTCAATATGATTTTCATGTTAAGTTAGGTATTAAGCATGATGGTATGGTGGCTAACGATTGTTCTTTATCTGCCAATGGTGTTAATGATGAGGTTACTTTTGACTGTCGTAGGTTTGCAAATGTTGTTAATGGGAATACGGAAGTAGATAGCTGTCTGGATGTAGTCGAGAAAATACTTGCACCTTTTAGCTGTACGCTTCAACAATATGGTGGTGCTTATTATATAAAGAACATACATGAGCTTGACACCTCTTATTATAATTACGGCTGGGATTTAGTTTTCGATAGCAAGACAGCTTCTGATGAGATAGTTCCTATAGATAACTTGAAGTTCAACAGGAGCGGTGATAAAACATATTTATCTCCTGTAAAACAGATAGATCATAGGTTGTTAAATCGTAACATAGGCGATCCATTGGTTGCTACCATAAATGACTATGATGGTGGGGCATGGGATTATTCTAACTATGGTAGTGCTTATGATGACTCGCTTTCATATATGAGTCTAACTGCTGTACATGATACTACCACACCTTTTAGTAATGGATATATTACTCTTGCCTCTGCTGTAAGTATAGAAAAAGCCTCTGAGGGTGATTATTTAAAACTCACATTCTCTTTTCATGAGACAACGCAAATACTACTTAGGACACAAGAACCTCCACATTTTAGGATAATAGTTACTAAAGACGGGGTGCCATCATTTGGTGATTTCAGTGAGATATTATACGCATGGAGTTTATATGAATCTGCACTATCAGCCTCATTTAAACTCGATGGAGAGGTAGGTGAGTCGGCAGATTATAATTTCCAGATATATATTTACTCTAATGATACTGTTGATGATTATGAGTGTCAGTTAAAAGATTTTAACTTAACCCGGCAAGTCACTTCTGAAGATGGTACTTTCTTAGATATTACATTTGACAAGTATTATAAATCAATAATAGCACAAGGTAAAATAAAAAAGGGGCCTATTGATATATACTTCGGTGATACCGGCACTATGACTGATTTTGCAGCATTACAGTATTCGGGGGCGCTGACCGAAGAATGGAATTATGGTATTGAATCAAATCAGCCTTTGTTATATCTATTAGCTAAGAATTATCTTATAGACCGACAAGACTATAAAGAATATTTGATTTTAGACGTTAAAGATACTGTAGGGATCAGCCCTTTAAATATCATAGAGTTTAATTCTAAGACATACCAGATAAAAGGATATGTAAAACACTATCGGTCCTCGTGGGTTAAATTAAATTTAAGTGAGAAATTAACCTCTGATATAACTGTGGATTGGGCTACCACCACTTTAACATCTGTTGATGGTAGTTCTGGGGGTGGGTCTACTCCTTATACTCCTGCCCCTGCTTCAGCAAGCATGAAATGGGATGGTGGTAGTGATGGCCTTGTGGCTGCTACCGGGCGAACATCGCTAGCATTAGGAACCGCAGCGTTAAGCGATGCTGTTGATTTTGTTGGTATAGATAATCCCGTATTTACTACAAAGGTTACTACACCTCTTTTAAAAGTTACTACTAATGCAGGAACAGGTAAGATACTTATTTCTGATGCTGCCGGTGATTTATCATATTTAGCAGCAGGAGCTACTACCAAGATATTAGTTGGTGGAGGTGCAGCCAATCCGGTCTGGACGACAGCAACGGGAACGGGTGCGCCTGTAAGGGCAGGGAGTCCTACGTTTACAGGTATGGTATATGGTCCCTATTTTCAAGCTAATGGTAATTCAGCATCGGGATATGGGGAATTAGGTAATGGTGCAAGTGGAGGTTATCTTGATTTAGTAGAACAAGGCGGAGTTAGTAAACTACAGCTTCGTAGTTACCCAGTTAGTGATGTACAAGCATATTTTAGAGCGGGGAATGTAGAGTTTAGTTACTCAATCCTAGAACCTAATTTTACATCTGGTTTTGTTGGTACTAATTGGCAGATAACAGCAGATGGGGATGGTGAATTAAATTCACTTACAGTAAGAGGCTCATTAAAGGCATACGAATTAGAGATA